GATTTTGAGATAATGTATATACTCTAGGCGAACGCTTTTCGGCATTAGGTAATGGCACTTTAATCACTTTATATTCTCTTAAGATATTTATTAACAATGGCTTCAATAGCAATATAATCTTTAGTGGACATGCCGCCGAATGAACCTAATTGCCAAAGTTTCCCTGCTTTAGATAAAATTGCTTTGTAAGCGTTTTTTCTTTGAGTCTTAGTCATCTTCGACATTTAATCACCTTAAGCATTTGTTAAGACTGATGCTGTAAAGTTTAGAGCAACAGGAATCATTTCAGTTGACATAATTGGTTGGACTGAAGCTGGGTCGCTACACGCAACCGCACCCGCTAAGTTTCCGAGATTATCGAATACTTGAGCGCCGCCGCCAGGACTTTCAATCTTAGCACCGTCAATAGAAGTGAAAACGGCTCTCATAATTCTTTGACCCTGAAGGGTGTTTCCGATAGCATTTCCTGTTTGTAAATCTAATAATTGTGTAGTCGTTCCAGATGCCGGAGTTCCAACAAATATTCTATCAACTCCTCTATTGGTGTATACGATAAGGGCGGCGTCTCTTTCAGAAGCCGTTAAGGTTAGAACACGAAGAACGTCTCCTGGTTGCAGCGTAACGGGCTTACAAAGTGGAGGTGTTGAAGATGCGACACCATTAACGCATACGGGGATTGTTGCTAGGATTAACCCTTGACGAAGAATGTAAGCGTATGAAATCCCGTTAAGGGCTGTAATTAATCCAGACACGACACGCGCGCCTGGCATATAGTCGCCGATATCCTGGGCAGTTACGGTGAATGCTGTTGCTGTTTGTAATGTTGCCTCGGTTGACTCCGCAATTTCTGAAGATAATGGTATTTTTCGACCATCAGCGCAATTCAAAACTCCTGTTACTGTATTTGTTGCCATAATAATCACCAATCCTAAAGACGGATTCCCCTACCTAATGCAGGTCTTACAAGATTTCTGTTAATATTGTTTATTGGTGCGCGTAAAAGCCTACGGCCTATCTTAAATCCTACAGATACTCCAAACGCCTGGGCAGCCATTGGCACTAGATTAGATTGAAAATTAGCCGCCATGACTGAAACTGCTTGTCCTGGTTGCATCATCATATCATTTAATGATATTTGTTCAGTTCCTACGGCTTCCATTGTGTAAGTATTGCCTGTTAATTGATTATAACTGCCGACTCTTTGCATACCAATATCACCAGCACCCGTAAAGAAATCCCAGACGCCTCCGCCTGTAGTTCCTTGTGCTAATATTTGAGCATAGGTTAAACTTTCTAGGGCATTTAACACGCTAAAAGAGCGTGGACTTCTTCGGGGCTTTGATTTTTTACGAGCCATAAAACCAGGTCTGTCAAAATCTCGCTATTAATCCTTTTTGATAGTTTTTTGAAATTGTCCATTTGTTTCTCTTAATTGGTTCGCTTGATTATTTTGACCCATTCTCATTTGAATCATGTTTGCGATTGCTGCTTGAATTGGGTTAATTGGTTCTTGACCGCTAATACCCATATTTTTCATAACTCCAGCTATCTTAGAATCTAAGTCTTGAGCCAAAAACTCGCTTGATTCCCTTATTTCTCGATTAATTTGAGCCAAGCCCCAAATAATAACGAAAATCTCTATTATAGTGCATATTATGATTACTAGTTCCGAAAGCATACCTAAACCGACCCTCATCCGGCTCTTAACTGTTTATTTTCTATAATAATAATAATAATAATGTAATGTATTGTATAGTATAGTATAATGGTATTAATTAATGATATTATTACAACAGTCTGTAATAAATAACTTTAACACCCCTGCAGGGTTCGGACAATCATGCTTGACCAAGACATAATTGAAGGATTCGCCGCCGAAATGAACACCCAGGGTTTTCAAGTGATGAAATGCCCCGAATGTTTGGGTGCAATTTGGGTTGAAGGAGATATTGACCCAGAAACGGGCGAAAATACTAATTTGAAGTTAATGCGTTATTCAACTAAATCAGAATGTCAAAAATGTTCAGATTTACATGACCAGGTGTGTGTTCAAGAATGAGGATTTTAGATTTATTTTCCGGTCTTGGTGGGGCTTCCGAGGCTTTTTTGAGAGCTGGAGACGAAGTAGTTAGAATTGAAAATAATCCCGCATTATCTCACATACCAGAAACATTATTATTTGACATAAAATCAAAAAAGTTTGATAATTATATTATGTCTGAAAAATCATGGCGTAATGCTAAAAATGAACAATGGGATTTAGTTTGGGCTTCTCCACCATGTCTGGAGTTTTCTATGGCTTACAATGCGCCGAAATCTATAGCCAGGAGGAAAGGAATAGATTTTCAACCTAACATGACTTTAGTAATGAGAGCGAAAGAAATAATTGATTATCTTCAACCAAAATATTGGGTTATCGAGAATGTTATGGGCGCACAAGAGTTTTTCAATCCAATCTTCGGAAAACCTACACAAATAATTAATTCATTTTGTCTTTGGGGTAATTTTCCACAAATATTAATGCCTCCAAATTATCACCATCTTAAGCACGATGTAGGCAGTCAAAATCCATTGAGAGCAAACTATAGAGCAATCATTCCGATTGAAGTTTCAGAACAATTGAGGCGTTCCATATTAGAACAAAAAACCCTGGGTGATTATGTATGAAACTTAGATGCAAATATTGTAAAATTGTTCTTGACTTTGAAACCTTTGAAGATGTTCAAAAAGAAAATAACACTCAATGTTGGGTAACTGTCAAAGGCGTTAATCATCATTTTAACCAGGTCGTGATGAAATGAGTCGAATAATTAGAACGGTTTCGCTTGACCCTAAATCCGATGAATTAGCCTCAAAAAAATCTAATTTTTCAGCATGGGTTAGAAAATCCCTGCAGGAGGAGGCGTCAAAAGTTCAATATTATCACATAAACGAAACATTATTTTTAGAACGTGGTATTTGTAATCCAACTGCATCACCTCGATGCGGATTGTGTTTTCCATACGGAAAACCAAAGTTAGAAGATTCTAAATTATTTAATCAAGGTATAATTTCAAAAGATGAATTACAAAATCGGACTAAAAATCTATATGACGGAGTAATACCAATTATTGAAGAAACTCCAGACGAAAAAGAGCATCTAACCCCACCTAAACCCGAAAGAAAATATCTAAGGCGTCTGGTGAAATGGTTAATTGAATGGATTTAGGTCTAAACCATCACCGTCAAAAGGATTCAAGTCTAAGTTTCCAATTACCTGGGTAGGAATATTTGCAGCCGCTTGACCAGCTCCAAAAATAGTTTCAAGACCTTGATATGTCCAGGGTGTTGAACCTGGTAAACTTTCAATTATTATTTCTGGTAAATTATCGTATATTGAATAAGCCGTTCCTTTGACTTCTTCGTAACCGTCCTGGAAGTCTCCTATTAGTTCTGATACTGTAGTTTTAGCCAAGTCAAGACCTCTTGACCCTAAATCCCATTTGAAGCCCAGATACACGCCGTATAATGATAGAATGGTAGCAACAAACGAAACATCCGACAAAGCCGCCACAATTGGATTCATTACACGATTAATTGAATAAGCCGTTGATGTTTGTTCAAGCATTTGCCTCTCAACTTTACCCAGGACATATTCATGTCGAATTATTTGGTCTGGTTTTGGCTTAGGCAAACTCAATCCCGCACCTTAATTTTTTATTGAAAGCCGCCGTATAATCTGATGTTGGCATTGTTGAAGGTAAAGTATTAGTCGTTCCTGTCGTAGTGCTGATTGAAAGTTTGGGCGCTTGACCCATGTTACTATTCCACCCTGCAGCCATTGACTGATTTTGAATCCAGACTGTCGGGCTTGCACCTGCAGCCGCATAATTTGATTGCCAGGAATAAACTACCCAATATTTAGTTCCAGCAACTAATGTAACTGTTGAGCCAGGAGAAGCCGACAAATAACCCGCGACTGAACAATCAATAGAAGTCGTGCCACCAATTTTCGTTGTTGGATATCCTGAACCGCTATCCGCATAAATGCCGATATCTAAAGTATTAGTCGCACCCGAATTAACTCTAATATGTAAATTATCTATGTTTCCAGACTTAGGCGATACGAAAGGATAACACATTTGAAAATTAGTTCCTAAAGTGGATGTAGTATTTCCCGCCCCGCCATAAGGTGCAGCATCGGACGCTACCCATATCTGGTTACTTGAGTTCATTACATCACCAAAACCAACGTCTATAGATGACGAACCGCCACCACCTGCACTTGTGAAACCATTCCATTCACCAGCTACAGCCATACGAGCCAATTGAATCAAAACTACACGGCGAAGGTCATCTTCGTTAACTCCTTCAACAAATATTTTTTCAGCGGCGCCCTGGAAATCAGCATAACTTAAGTTTTCAAGTTCCTGGGTTTTCAATAATTCATACAATCTCTTGTCTTTATCGGCATTAGGTAATGGCATGTTATTCCTCCTCATCTATCCAGACACAATGAGCGTCATTACTATCATCTGGATTAATTTCAATAATTACAGGCATGATTAAGCCTCCAGGATTAATTCTTGAGGGTGTTTTAATGGAGGTAGTGTATACACTTTAACCAGGTTATCGTTCTTATTATCATAAAATAACTTAACATGAGGTATTTTTTTCATAATTTTCTCACTATTCCTATAATATATTGATACATTTCTAAATCTTTTCACGATAAAAACCCGACCCAATCACCTTTACAGGCTGTAACTGCAAACTTCAACAATACCAGACGCCTTAATTCGTCTTCATTTAACATTTCAACTGACAAAGGTTTTCCAATATCCATTACTGTAGGATTATCACCTAAAGCAAATGTCTCTAAAGTTTGATTTTGAGATAATGTATATACTCTAGGCGAACGCTTTTCGGCATTAGGTAATGGCACTTTAATCACTTTATATTCTCTTAAGATATTTATTAACAATGGCTTCAATAGCAATATAATCTTTA